TACTTTAGCAGAAGAATGTCTACTTCAGATGATTCAAACTTTTGTTGAAAATGAAATAGATGTTTCAGAGAAATCTTTTATTCGTGATTGTGGATTTTTAATTGAGGTCGTTAAGGCAACTATATATAGAGATAATGATCTTTGTCATCCTATGCAAAGAATGATTGAATTGTGTACTGACCTTACCATTGATCCAGATAATAGTATTCATAGTGAATTGGATATGGATAAGTTAATTGATATTATAGAGAATGAAGATGGCCGCCCCGAGATTTCATGAAGTTTTTAGTCCAACTATTATGGAAACAACTGTATCAAATAAATTTTTGAACATTATTAATGAAACTAGTGATGGAGTATTATCTGATAAAAAGAAAAGTATTAAATACGATTGGTCACATAAACTTGTAGGTAAGGTTCGTAAAGAAATTCAAATTCCTATAACAGATAAGGAAGAAAAAGAATATTGTCTTGCAACTATGAAACAAGCTTGTCTTGACTATTTAAATTTTATAATCTCCAAAAATAGAGCTTATAATTGGGGAAAAATAGCAGGAGATGATTATAACTCACCAACTTTGAAGAACATACATTTAGCTCAGAGTTGGGTAGTGAGTCAATATAAACATGAATATAATCCTTGGCATACTCATAGCGGAGATTTTTCAGCAGTCATGTATTTAAAAATACCAGATGATATGGAGAATCATTTTGAAGAAGAAAAACAAGATCATTATCCTGCTAGTGGATTAATTGATTTCAAGTACGGTGAAAAGCATGATTTTAGAAGTGACACACTTATGATGAAACCAGAAGTTGGTATGATGATGGTATTTCCATCATGGTTAAATCATTCAGTTTATCCTTTTTATTGTGATGGTGAAAGAAGAAGCATGAGTTTTAATAGTTTTATGAAAGCAGGCGAGAAACGAGTCGCCGGTGTTAACACGATATGATTTTAGTTGATATGAATCAAATATCAGTTGCAAGTGTTATGATGCATCTGAATATGAATAAGACAACGAAACCAGATGAGAATATGGTACGACATATGATTCTTAATTCGTTGCGTATGTATCGTACACGATTTCATAATGAGTATGGTGAATTAGTTTTATGTTATGATTCCAAGCATTATTGGAGGCGTGATTACTTTCCAGAATATAAAGCTGGACGCAAAAAGTCTAGAGAAGAATCTGATCATGATTGGAATGCTATCTTTGAATGTTTAAATAAGATTAAAGATGAATTGAAAGAATTTTTCCCATACAAGTTTTTAGAAATTTATGGTGCAGAGGCAGATGATATTATTGCTGCTCTTTGTGTTGAGTTTGAATATGATAATGATAAAACTTTAATTTTGTCTGGTGATAAGGATTTTATTCAGTTACAAAAGTTTAGAAATGTATCACAGTATAGTCCAATAACCAAACGAATGATTAATGGCGGTGATCCTGATGGTTATTTGATAGAACATATTTTAAAGGGTGATGTAAGTGATGGTGTTCCTAATGTATTATCACCAGACCATACTTTTACAGAAGGATTGCGTCAACATCCTCTTGGTAAGAAAAAGATTGCTGAATGGAATAATCAAGAAAGGTTGGAAGATTGCTTACCAAGTGATGAAGTTAAACGTAATTATCAAAGAAACAAAAAATTAATAGACCTTTCTGAATCACCAGCGGAGTTATTTTCAGAATGCATTAAAGCATATTATGAAGCTCCAGAAGGTGACCGCAGCAAACTACTAAATTATTTTATACAAAAAAGATTGAGAAATCTTACCGATTCGATAGGAGAATTTTAATGCCCGATAATACACTACTTCTTTCTGAAGTTTTAAACATAGTTGCGAGAGCAAAAACAAAAGAGAAGAAAATTGCTATTTTACGAGAACATAATAGTGAAGCGCTTCGTATGATAATTAAATCATCGTTTGATCCCAAAATTGAATGGGATTTGCCGCCTGGAGAAGTACCGTTTATTGCAAATGATGCTCCAGCAGGAACAGAACATAATGTTCTTGCATATGAGTCAAGAAAATTATATCATTACATTAAAGGTGGTAATCCACAAATTGCTCAAACTAAACGAGAAAGTATGTTTGTTCAATTACTAGAAGGTTTGCATGAAAGTGAGGCTGATTTATTGGTTGCTGCTAAGGATAAGGTTTTACACCAAAAATATAAGGGTCTTTCCGATAAAGTGGTAAAAGAAGCATTTTATTGGACTGATGACTATATGTTAGATGATCATCATGTTTATCATCAAGCTCCAGGCCTAGCAAACGGATAAAATCACTTTTTGTGACATTTTTGCAACAGGGTGACAAAAACGGTCATATATGATGAAATTTGTGTTGACAAATCCTTCTGGATGTGGTAGTATTAGATATAATGAGTGATAAAAAACATTTGGAGAAATCTACCCCGCTTCATACCAAAGATTGGTATATTAAGTGGGTAGCGAGTATAATTTTACTTGCTGGAATGATATTGACTGCTCAGAACATATTTCCGTTAAACCTGTATGTGAACATAACAGGGTTACTTGGTTGGTTAGCCGTTTCGATTATGTGGAATGACCGTGCGTTGATAATTATCAATGCAGTGGGTGTTTCTATCTACGCAAACGGCATTGTCGCATTGATGATGAAATAAGGATACGCATAATGTCAAAACATGATTATGGAATGTTTACCGAATCTGGTAATATATTAGTGGGTGGTATCGTTGATACCGCAATTGCTAATGATTTTGATTGCAACTGGGTCAAAAAGAAGTTGGAGTTACTTTCTGAAACACCTTCTACCTGTGAAGCAGGATTTAGAGATGTTCGGGACGCTGCCTTTAAAACTCTTTGGAACGCAGTTGAGTTGAAGAAAGGATCGTTATCGTAATGTCTTTTGGTTATGTTGATAAGAGTTCTGAAACTCTTGAGTCTGGTATTGAAAAGATGAAGGCTGCGATGGTTGAGGATTATAAACTCTTCACGCCGCCTGATACCGATATCAGAAAGAAAATGTTTAAGGACTTCACGAATTCTTTTGAAGTCAAGTACGGTAAAAAGTACATCAAAATTCTGAGCAATCGGAGTACGACTGCATTTATCGTTGCAGTTGATAATGACAAAAAGTTCAAGATGGGTGACATTCTGTTTCCAGCTGGTTATGCTGCACCCGCTCGGAACGCTGCTCGGGGTAATGTCCTTGATGGTGGTTATAAAATCAACTGGACAGGACCACTTTATCTCAAATGATTAGATTTTTTATAGGATTATTCAGTTTGATTCTCACGGTAAGTGCTATAGAAGGCACAGCTGACCTCTCTCTCATCATCATAACAGCAACCGTGGGAATCACATTCCTTATTTGGGGATTTGTTGGTATGAATAAGAGAGGTTTATTGGCTTAGATTATTGTGACACCAACTGAAAAAAATTTTATCTATAGTTTTTATCTAGATGATTTATCAATATGCGATTCTTTAATAGAACATTTTAAAAAAAGTAATAGTAAGAATATAGGAGTTACCAGTGCTGGAGAGGGCAAAGGTCAGAAAGACTCTATTGATTTAGAGATTGATCCTTCTGACCAGAATCCTCTCATACAAAAGTATATACGATATCACATTTACAATGCGCTAAAAGATTATTATAAAATATACTCAAAGCTTTGTGGTGATGTCAGGGTAGAAGAAAAATTTAATATACAATATTATCCACCAAAGGGGGATATTTTGCATGGCATAATGAAAGAAGTTCTCATCGTAACAGAGCATTAGTATTCATGACTTATTTGAATGATGTTACTGATGGTGGAGAGACTGAATGGTTTTATCAGGATGTAAAGATACAACCAAAAAAGGGATTGTCTGTGATCTGGCCAACTGATTTTACACATACACACAGAGGAGTTGTATCACCAACTCAAGAAAAATATATAATAACAGGATGGTTAAATTTTTTAAATGGTTAAAAAATGATTACTGAAATTTTAACATCAGGATTGCTTCTTATCAGTCCTATTATACCGCAAAACGAACCACCTGATTTTAGATCGGTGGAGTGTTTAGCAAAAAATATGTATTTTGAAGCACGGAATCAGGGTAGTGCTGGTTTACTTGCTGTTACTGCTGTTGTGCTAAATCGTGTTAAGGATTCTAGATTTCCTAATACCGTTTGTGAAGTTATTGAACAAGGTCCAACCAGAGAAAGTTGGAAAACCAGAAAACATACAATATTACCAGTAGGTAAACGTAAATATTATCCTATTCGTCACCGTTGCCAATTTTCTTGGTATTGTGATGGATTAACAGATAATCCAAAGGATAAAAAGACATACAATATTTATCTGAATATTTCCAAGTCAATTCTTTCTAAACAGCCGTTTATAGATATTACAGATGGTGCTTTATTTTATCATGCAGATTATGTAACACCAGAGTGGGCTCAAAGTAGAACTCGTACTTGTGAAATTGGGGATCATATTTTTTACAGATGGGATACTAAATAAATGAGTGAAAGTACACACGACTATTATGGAAGAAAACTGCAAGAAGCGAGGGAAAAGAAACCTATAAGTAAAGTTGATATTTATAGAAAAAATATTGCTGATCTACAAGAGCAATTGCAAAATTCTTATATCAAACAGAAACAACTAAACGATGAG